TAAAACCAGTTGAACACATGTCTGCCGCTGTTGAAAGCGCTTTTGGAATACGATCTACAATTGTTATGGTAATAGTAGCTGCTGCTGCTATAGGACTGCTAGGATATGCCGCGTTACGCGCCCTTAGTTCGTATATTTCCGGAGCCGATAGTGGAAAAATCGACTCTGCAAATTGCGAAATTGAAGCTGAGAATGAGACTGAGACTGACCCCGAGACTGAGACTGAACCTGAACAACCCGAACCTGAAGAACCCGAAAAGACTGTTGACGAAATGATGGAAGAGATTGAATCGAAACCTATCACCCGTTTTCAGAAAATTCGTAAGAACTTTAGTGAAAAGGTTACTGGATACATTGACGCTACAATGGCGTTAGTAACAGGTATATGCGGAAAATTTGATTACAATGTCTACAAAGACACTGCCATTAAATGCAGAAACCTACTAACCATTGTTAGTGCTGGAACACTTGTGTTATCTTTTGCCAAAACGATTGCTTTCTTGCTACCGTTTGGCATCAGTAACATGATGATTCGACTTTTTGGAAACCGAACTGACAAAGCCAACCTTGATGCCGACGACTACGAGATTGAGGCGCAAGCTATCTTGCGTATCTCGAAAAACGTAGAAGCCCTTACCAACGACGACTACTTCGACCGAGCTAGCGAGCTCATGAGAAGAGGTGCCCGAATTTTGAAATACTGCCCCCGACAACGACTGAACTGGTTAGTGCATCTTCACCAACAGATGCATAAACTTTGTGTTACAATGTGTGCTTTTAGGACTAAAGATTTACAACGTGATTTGCCTTTTGCAATTCACGTCTGTGCCCCATCTGGAATGGGAAAATCTAACACTGTCCCTGAAATCATTAACGACGCGTTTAACATAAAATACCAAGACCAATACCTGAGACCCGCCATGTCTGAATTTTTCGACGGAGCCAATAATCAAAAAGCATTCATCTATGATGAATTGTTTATTGGAAACGACGAAGAACGACATAAGCTTGTAGGAAGAGAGCTACTCTTTTTGTGTAGCACTGCCCCCTTCATGCCCAACATGGCATCGACTGACGACCCCAAGGTAGGTATCAAAGGTACCTATCTTAAACCTGACATTGTTGTTACCATTAACAACACCCCTTACAACAAACCGAAATGCATTGGCATAGACGCCTTCCAACGAAGACGACACTATGTCATTAAAATCGAATTCCCCGAGAAATGTAACATCACCCGAGACGGAAACAACATCGACTTCTCCCAGTTAACTGAGGAGGATTTGAAGGAAAAGAAATGGATGCAGTTTAGGATTCTTCCTGGACAAGAAAACATGGACTATAGAGCTCGCGACGACACTGGTGTCGTTGTGAACTATGATGGACTGATAAGGTTTTTAGCCAAACGCTACGCTGACCACAAAGAAATTTGTGAGAAGTTTAGAAAAGCTAGAAATCTCCAGAAAGATCTGAGGAACTTTGATGATCTGTACACCGAATCATACCGTACAGTGGTCGGAGTTCCCAACAAGAAGCAACCCTTCATGAAAAGCGTTCTCTCATTCTTTGCTGGAATGGGAGGATTGGTTGCTACTACTGGAGAACCCTCTAGTAGTGGTGGTGACGGCTGGACCGAAGCTATGACCAAGAAACAACGACAGAAACGAAGGAGAGCTCTGAACAACGTGAAAGACATGATCATGGTTTTACCTCAAAACAGTAAAGCCAAGACTGCTGTCGCGAAGACCAGAGCTGGACAAAACCGCTGCTATAAGTGCAGGAGTACCAAACACACATCACACGATTGTGATCTCACAATGTGCTGTGTATGTGGATCTGATACTCATGTACCTTTTCCAAATGGAGACCGAATAAAAGGATGCCCAAGACTTGTTCATATGCCTGAAAAGGAACAATATGAAACAGGAATGAAGGTGTCAAAATTTTTGGATGACAAACTGAATTACGATAACAAATGCCAAGACGGAACCCCCATACACGATGTTTGCAAACACTGTGGCTGGTCTACTCATAAGGAAAGCCGCTGTGAACGCAAACGAGAACGAGAAAATACCGTACCTGATGACGACGATTCTGAGATTGATGAACTTCGAGAAGCTGCTGCTGAGCAGCAAGACAAGATCAGAAAACTCGAACTCATGCTCAAGAAGAAGAATGACGAACTGGAAGCTGTCCCCAAGACAGGCGTTTCCCAAGCGGAAATGCGCGACCAGATTATGTCAATCTTTGACGAAATCAAGAACGGAAAGACCCCCCCCCAAGACCGACCGAGAAGAAGAGCTCTTTGTAGACGAAGGACCTGTTGAACAACACGAAAACGACTACTCAGACACTTTTCATCTCTTGCAAAGAACCCAATGGAGTACTAAGTGGATTGGAAAAGACACTGAATACTCTTTTGATGATGAAACGGACCGAGAAGCTGAGGCTGCTATGATTGAGAAGGCCATGAATGACCCCAAACTTGCATATCAGCCTTACTTCGAGGATGAATACCAAAACCAAAAAGTTACACTTAGTTTCTTTGAACAATTCAAAGCGATGTTACGATCGCCTATTGCTTTCTTCAAAAGAAACGCCATGAAGTCTATCTTTTTGGGAACTGCCTGTGTTTTAATCTACCACGGAGTTGAAAGAGTTTATAACTTTTTTAACTCTGATGATGAAGACCAAAAGATTGTTGAAGACACGGACCAATTGTTTGCTACTTCCGACCACCGCCGTGGTCGTGCAAGAAACAAGCAACCTGGAAACCGTGTCACCCCCCGAACCCACTACGACATGTATGCTACAGGAAACGAGGTATTGACAGCCACGGCAAATAGGGGATC